CCTTTAGTTTGGCTTCGATGGCCCTAATAAACGCTTCTATGTCAACACCATCATCCCAGTCCCAAAACTTATTTTGAGATTTAGTAAAAAATGAAACTCGCTCCTCATCCGTCAACCCAACCCATTCACGCTTTGGTAGTGCTTGGCGTAGTGCTTCCATTCTTTCTCTTAATGCTTTATTCCGTGGTTCACTCCAGTCCCAATCAAATGCTTCTAGCACCGCCTCTGCTGCTTTGCGTAGGTCAGTCATGCATTCTTCTCCTTTAGTTTGGCTTCAACTGATACTTCACCGCTTCCAAAACCCCAATAACAGCCGCTACTGGCATCTGCTCCCCGTAGTTATCTATCACCTCATAGATTTCCTGCGCGAGAGCCTCTACCAAGACTGTATTCACTCACACTCCTCTGCGACCTCTGCTAGAAAAGCGTTTATTTTCTCTAGCATTTCGTTCATCTCTTTTTCGGAGGGTGTAAAGCGGACTATAAAAAGTCTTTTAGATTCCCGCACCCTGTCATCAAAGCTCACAAAGTCCACCCACTTCCTGCCCGTACAGAGCAGTTGGCACATCATCTGTCGCTTGTATTTCGTAGGGACTTTGCCTTCTTTTCGGTACTGGAGGTGGGTTGAGGTTCTTGGACACTTGATTTCGATGAGCCCGTCATCCCCGACCAGTCCATCAGGAGAAGCGCCAAAGTACGGGATTTCGGGGTGGAGCCAGAAGCCTGTCTGGGTGACAAAAGTCCCGGTATGGGCCTCGTATGCGGCTCTTGCGATGGCTTCCTTTTCGGTTCCCCGCTGCATATCTGCGTTGACGTAGGTTTCTTCTGCAAGACCTGTCTCGCGCTCTGCTACAAGCTGCCAGAGATAGTTTTGATAAGCCGCTGTCGTTTCTGCGGCGCAGGCGTCATTGGCTCGTGATGCTGTTAGACAACCCAACCGAGCTTTCAGCCACTCCTCGGTCCCCTGGAGTATTTCTCTGTAATCGGTCATAAAGCCTCCTCTTGGCGATATGTAATTCACTTTCAAGCCTGTCCACCGAAATCCGTAGCCTTTGAGCGACGGTGTGCTTCAGATGGTACGGATACATTATATAACGTGCCTTTAGAACCTTGCGGGACATTTCTGGGAGTTGTCTTATAGCGTTTTCCAATAGCTGACCGTCCAACATATCCGGTTCAAGTCTAGGCTCTTCTCCCTCAAAAACATCCTCGGATTCGTAGTTACCCTCGGCAGAAGCGGCGGTGGTGCGGACCTCTGGCCCGACATGACCCCAAGCGCAAAACCATGCCCAGTTTTTTAACCTTTCTTCTGAAACCATTGTGCGTAAAGCTCTGGCCTATTCTCTCGAATCCAAGGTTGTGCATCTGCAACACATTTCGCCCCGTCCTGCCCGCAGGTCTGAGAGCCAACGTGGTGGACATAAGCACGACTTATAAAGTTTAGATAGCCTTTAGACATTATGTCAAGGCATTGAATGTCGTCCGAATACCAGTTGATTGGCGGGAAGTCTACCCAGGCGTCCTTGTGGATGTAGGCGCAGATGGGGGCAATGATTTCGGCGGTCAGGATGTGGTGCTCGCTTTGGTACTTAAAAAAGTTGCCTATCTGTCCCTTGCCAATTCGGATATTTTGGTATCCTCTCGCGTAGTCGCTTCGGCACGCGACCCAGCCGAGGGGGTTATTTTCACTTCTGATAATGGAAACATCCTCGGCAAGCAACCCCCAGGTGTAGGGGTTGAACACAATATCGTCGTTGCAACACACCACCTCGTCGAAGTCTTGGAAGGCCCGGTTCATCACCGCATTAAACGCATCCCCGAAGTTCGTAGCCTCGTTGGGCATATTTACCGTCTTGTGCCTGGGGAGCTTCATGTCCGAGCCGGAGATGTAAACCACAACATCCGTGGGAACGTAAAAGGTAATAGAAGCTGCTAGGACCGGGAGGCACTTCCCGTCTACGGTTGCAATGGCTATCGCTTTAATTTTCTATACTCCTCGGCCCTGTGGCCTGCATGAATCGTAAATAAGCCGTTGCCAAACAAAGGTTTGTCGCACCGCAATATCTCTTGGCCTGTTTTCCACAAGACGTATTGCATAGGTATCTGGTCTTTTATTCCCCAGCGCATAATTTCCCGCCACCACATCTCATCCAACCCCACTACGGACAGATTTCGGGTGTTCCTGCAAATGATTCCAGCGGAGGTCATGCCGAACTTCCTGGGCATACCTTCGGAAGCGTAGTGGGACATCTGCTCGCGCATAGGTTGGTCTAGATACTTGACCATATCGCAAGCCTCTTCTGTCTCGTCGTAAATACAATCCCTCCAGGGGTGGGTGAACATACACCACGAGTCTTTAGCCTGGGAAACCATGTATTCGGCGAAATGCGGGCTTGTAATCTGCACAGACCCGTCTATCCATATCGTGTAGTCGAAAGGGCTCTCAGCCCCCAAAATGCGGTGCAAAAGCAGCTTGTAGTACTTTGCTTGTAATCTAGGGTTATCCCCTAGTTCCTCGTGCGGTTGTCGGAAATGCAGGAACTTGCAGTCTATGGACTGCTCGGGCTGAGACTTTAGAGAATCGTAATCCCCAAAAACTGATGTGTAGATTAGTACCTTTGCCACGGAAATCTCAGGTAGGTATAGCTTCGTGAACCCCGCAATTTTTGATGGTACAAACCCTCATTATTTGGGGTACGGATAAGCTGGCAGTCAGCCTCATGCTGGTCGCAAAGGATTGGGAGAGTCACCTCTCGGATGTTGTTGCGTAAAAACAACGTTCTCAAGTAGGGGTCGTTATACCCGTAGTGTCCGGCAAAGTCCTCGTCATAGCCCCCGACCTTCCAGTAGTCCACCCTGCTTACCAGCATCGTCCCGGCAGTTCTGGGTCGGTTTTTACGTTGGAAGGAGTAGAAAGTCCCCCTCTCTAACTTGGTGGCAATAATGGCATCAATCGACTCTTTGCTAAACGTCTGGTCCATATCGCAAAACAGAATCCACTCTGTCGGGCAGACGGTAGCTCCAAGGTTTCGAGCACCGGGGATATTCCAGGCTATATCTTCCTTGATTCTATAAACAGGAACGTCTACCAGCGGCGGGTCTTGACTGCCGTCATCAATGATTTGTTTCTCAACATAGGGATATGTACGCCAAGCGTTAATATGCCTGTGTAAATGCTGGTGGTCGTTATAAAACGTCAGCGAGATAGTAAACACCGCACATCCTCTAGTAAGTCTTGTTCTGTAAAACCATAGTGTTTTGGAAAGCCTTTAGTGCCTAGTCCATGAACTCCAGTTTTGCCTCTATGGTGCTCGGGGCAAAGTCCAATCGTATGGTAATGGCTACTGCGACCCCATCCCTGTCCGGCGCGGAGGTGATGGATTTCAGCAGGAGTTCCATCGAATCCCAATCGCTTGCAGACAATACAACCGAGTTCGGCGACTCGTGACAAATGCTGCTTCTCATCTTTGGTCATAACCCTTCCACGAATTGAATCCTTTGACCAATCCATCTCATAACTGGTACGGCCATGCTATTTCCCAATGCTTTGTATCGTGGGCCGTCTGGGGTTTCACCCTTCCTCCACGGGATGCGGGTGTAGTCGTCCGGAAAGCCCTGAAGGCGCTCACATTCGACCGGGGTCAGTCGCCTGACAGCCATATTTTGCAAAAGGTTTGGAACATGGTGATAGTCTTGACCGGTATCAATTGTTTTGGATACATCGCCGGTGACATCATTGTTATAAGAATCAAATCCAATTGGTTGAGCCACCGCCATCGGATTCTTTGCCTCCAAGGTCTGGCTTACCGTTGATCGCGGGTTGATGTCCTGAGCACTTTGGACGCTACTAAAAGTGATGGGATGGGCAATTCCATGGACACAAGCGGAGGTCAGCGTATGGGAGGGATCTCCTTCTTCCCCTATCCCAACACCCTGACGATTCATTTCGTCATGCTTTTCAGGATCTCGATTGGCGTTTCTGAGATCTATCGGTATCGGTTGGGCAACATAGGTTGTTGACTCATGTTTATCTGCTTTGCTTGCCTGTGATCGTAAGCAATGACCAACATCTGATTGTTCGCCAATCCCAAAAGCCACGGGAATATAAGTTTCATGCTCTGTGGCAGAATTTCCTGTTCGTGATACACCAGCAGTAGATGAAAGCAATGTAGACATAACTTCTGGAACTCCAACAGGAATCATGTTTGCTGTTTCTGGATCGCAATTTCCTCCTCCAGCACCACGCGCTGTAAGGCATTTGCCAACTCCATCGGTAATGTTTTTTCCCGTTTTTCTGCTCGGCGCAGGATCCCCGCGCAGGCTTTCGCGCTCAAAAAGAATCTTTGCGGCAGGTCGCCAGTCTCCAAGATGCCCGACAACGAACACACGGCGGCGTCGCTGGGCCACTCCGAAGTATTGAGCGT